TGAAGACAATGACAGCTACTTCTGGCGCGACGCCGCTCATGTCGTCCAAGAAGCCAACCGGAGCATCTAAGGTTTGCTGAAACCCGTCACCCCCGTCGAATAACAAGTGCCCCGAATCGAACCCCGCGTGCCACCCAGTAGCTTGCTGAGTTAAAACTTAACCGAGTTACCAGTCATAGCTTTCTTCACTATGTGAACTCAATAGACCCCATGCTTCGGCGTTGGAATATGGAAATTGCTAATGGTAATCTTCGTAATCGATAAGGATCGCGTCCTCGCCGTCAAACTCGAATGTCAGTCGCCAGTTGCCGTTGACCTGAACCGACCAGCACGCCTTCCGTTTTCTCTCCAATTCGTGGAGTCCCCAGCCAGGCTGGTTCATATCGTCCGGTGACTTTGTCCTGTTCAGGGCGGTCAGTAGACGACCCAGTTTCGATGCTTGCGCCGCCTGAATGCCGGCTTTGGAGCCGTTCGAGAAAAAGCGCTCCACACCCTTGTGTTTGAAAGTTTTGATCATCTGTCATAGCTTTGGCGTCGCGCCGACCCGTCGCGACGATTACGACCCCGATCTGAGCAGCATTAGTAACTGTAAATTAACGCTTTACAAATTAACACGCGCATCGGCACTCGGTATAGGTGCGCGGCACGCGGCCGAAGCCGCGCGTCGATGGGAGGTGATGATAGGGCGCGGCCTAACGCGCCCATTGCATAACACCTCCAGCGCCTTTAAGTTGGCGACGGTTTTGGGACTATCTGTAGCGTTGTCCAGTCAGGTCCTTGCAGCCCCCCGTCTCCCCAGCGCAGGAATTCTAGTTCCAATAGTCGGTTTCCTGGGTCAGCGAACAGGAGAACACAAACCTCTGCACCATCCGCATCACGTACCATCCCCTCAAACGGGAACGTATGCTGCCCGATATGGTGGGGCCGCTGGTAGCCGTCAATGTGAAAGAGAATCAACGACCCATCCTCAAGTGTTTGCTCTGCACGCGCGCTCTCCATGTCAGACAAGAGCCTGTCCCGGTCCTCAGGAGCGAGCCGAGACGCAATACTGCGAACAAACGCTCGTTCGTTTTCAGTTAGTTCACGAAGCATCATTTGATCACGAAAATTGTTCCAACACTCACCTGTCCGTCCGCGTGCGTGTACGCTCTGAATTCCACTGGAAGTCCGTCCACAGTAATCTGCTTAATCGTGTTTGTGTTAGGAAGCATATCCGACCTCGTTGCGTTGATCTCGTCCGCCACCGCCGGCTCCGCATGATCAAGATCGAGACCGTATTCAGGTATGGACATGTCAGGCTTCACCGGACAAGACAGCGGCAACAGGCATCGCAAACGCAAGAAATTCCAGCGCCCCACCTGGCACAAGGGAAGTAAGGAGTAGGGTACTGCGCACGTCTGGCCCGCATATCTGTCGTTCATGCGGCGCCGCGCGTTGCGTCGGTGATAGGGGCTTCTATTGCACCAGGCGCAGTGCGTCCGCCCTCCGCAATGCGGACCGCCGGTTTCACCGAGCGCAGTACAAAGCCAGTCCAGTAATCGGCCGTGAGAATGCCAGGCACAACCGGCACACAATCGAAGTCACGGTCCAGCGTCGCAACCAGACGCACGATGTCATCGCTGGTTACGTCGAAGGCGCGACCTGGACACACACAGTGCGAGGTGGTTCGCTGCACGCGTCACCATCCACAATCGGAGGAACTGCCCTAGCTGCGAACAGCAGCGTATGCACACCGGTTCCCTGTTCACTGAACGTGCCAGACGGCAACGCCCGTCACGTGCCTCCGCGTTCCTGCACGAGCGGCACGAGCTGCTCCGCCTGACGCGGACCTGCTGCACAGATCGCCGCCATGCGGCCGTCCGGTTTGAGCATGGACAGCGCACGGCGGATATGCACGATGTCCGCGCCGCGTTCGAACGGTGGATTCATGAGGATGCAGTCGAAACGATAGGCCGGCACCCATTCGAGGAAGTCCGCGTGCATCACGTCGCCCTCGGGATCGATGCGCCTGAGTGCCTTCACCAGCTCCGCGTTTATCCCCACCGACATGCGTCTGCATGCGGGCTGCGCACGCAGGATGGCGCGCAGAATCTGGCCGGTGCCAGCGCTCCGCTCCAGCACGCTCCCGTCTGGCTGTGGCGACACGAGCTGCACCATGTGGTCCGCCAGTGATGCCGGAGTCGGGCCCCTCTGGGTGTGTTGTACTTCGTCGCCTCGGGATGCCATGCGTCGAACATGTCCTGCACGGCAGTTGTGCCTGCGCGCTCTCGCGCTCGCGCTCGGCCAGCTCCTGCTGCTGCTGGACGACCTGGGCCTGTTCGACCCTGATCTTGTCTGCGACCAGTTTGCGCTCGCCGGCCGGATCGCCGCCGAGCTGTACGCGCAGCTTCGTTTCTTCGAGTTGCAACCGAATGGAAGCCAGCGGATCGCGCGGCCAGGCACCCAGCGGCATTTCGCGGTCCTCTCCCCTGAAGCGGTAGCGGTGGCGAAAGTGAACACTGACACGTTTCTTCCCGGCGTGCACCTTGTGCGTTGCCTGATGAAATTATCCACAGATTCTGTTCGCAAAGCTGTGGACAAATCACACCCTGTGATAAACAGCCACGCTGCACAAGGCTTTCCGGGCGACGTGTGGGGAAAATTTCTTTCCCCTCGCGCCCTCAAACATCCATTCCCCCACGTTTCCCCACACGCTGCGGTGCGGGAAAACCTTCGTCCCCCCCAGAGGGACTGCCCTACATATTAGACATCTGTCTCGTTTGAGATTCAAGCTAACAGCGGTCCCTCGCGAGGACTTACAAGGCACGTGCCTTGTTTAAAGTACGAACAGGTGAACTGTCGATGCTGCGGTGCACGCAGTGCGGGTAACGACGCACGCGTTCCCCCAGGAAGTGTCCGGTCACCATTGCGGCTAAACCTGTGTGACGGCAGCACTCCGCCGTGAATGGGTTGGACCGGATCAGAAAGACGCATTACGGCGTTGCTCAACTAAGTTCGCGCTCCCGACCCGTCTGTTTAATCGCCTCAAAAAGACATCCGTGAGGTCGTTTTAGACATTAGATCGACTTGGTCGCGTGAGCGCTGTGCTGCCTCGGATGACCAGTAATTGAGATAGTCTTTCGCGGGCGGCCGATATATATAATTTGCCGCTCCACGGATACCTCGAAAATTCTTCATGCGAGTCGCCGTCATTAGCGCGTACTACAAAGAGCCGCTTCACGTTTTACGAAGGTGCCACGAAAGCGTCCTTGCACAGCAAGGTGACGTCACTCACTTTATCGTCGCCGATGGATTCCCTGCCGCCGACGTTGATAGCTGGGACAACGTGGTCCACATCAAGATTCCAAATCACGCTGACTTTGGTGATACTCCTCGCGGTGTAGGTGCCGCTTGTGCGGCTGCCAATGGGTTTGATGCGATCTGCTTTCTCGATGCCGACAACTGGTACGAGCCAAACCACGTCGAAACGATGCACACAATAGCCGAGATAACGGGTGCGCACGTGGTCACGGCAGCTCGGACAATTTTTGCGACAGACGGCCGCATGCTCGGCATCTGCAAGGAATCCAACGGAGTCGATTTCAACGACACCAATTGCTATTTCCTCACGCGAACTGCTTTTCCCGCATGCGCAGCATGGCTCTTCAAAGACTCGTCTGAAAGCATCGTCGGCGACAAGGTATTCTGGAACGCCGTGCAAACCGGCGGCTACATGCGAGTCCACTCAACTGTGCCAACCGTCAACTACGTGACCACACTCGCATTTCACTACGAAATGTTTGGAGAAACCCCGCCCGACGACTCAAAGCTCATCGTACAGTTGAACGGCCACCAGCATTTTCAGACAATCAGTTACGCGCAGCTTAAAGCGATGCGCCGAGATGCCGGCTGCTAACAACGATCGTGTACCTAGCCATTTTCAGTTGTAGTTGCGCGTCGTGGCCGTCCGCTTAGGCTCCGCGATACGGCACGAGATGCGATAGCCTGAACGCAAGTCTAATACCGTGGTTGCCCGCAAGCGTGGTGGGACTTCTACTCCGCCACGGAGTCGCGCTGACTGAAGCGACGACTACCGAAAAACAGTGGCCCCGACTGACCGACCGCTTCGTAAGGACCGCAGTGAGGTACGCGTCGTGGGCAACGATGTGCGCGTTCGCCACGGTGCATGATGATAGGGCTACAGGTTCCAGCGCTGGCCGTCGGCTGCAACCAGCCAGGGAACGCGGCAGCAGGGGTCTTCCACCACAGGTATGTTATTGAAGCTGCACGTGTTGTACGTGACGCCAGCACTCCGTACCCGCAACTCGTCGCTCAGCACACGCTTATGTTCCGAGTGAAGAACCAGCTCCGCAGGTTCCTCCCCCTCTTACTCTTTCAGATACCGGTAAAGCCCATCCACGATGAAGGAACAGGCGCTCATGCCCCGCCAGAAACTCAAGATCATGAATCACACCCTACGATTATCAGCGGGACGGCCCGACGCCTCTACCGGTGCCCGCCTGACCGCCCTGGGTGCGTGCTTACGGGCCTGCCACAGATCGTAGTCAAGCTGCATCCCCAGCCAAAGGTCAGCCCGCCCTCCACGCTCCACACCGAGCCACTGCTCGATGCGCAACGCCATTTCAGGGGTGATTGCTGCATGCTCATTCAGAAGCCGCGAAAGCATAACCCGCGACACACCAAGCTGGCTGGCCGCCTCGGTAACGCTCAAATTGAGCGCGGGTAGAATATCCTCACGCAGGATCGCCGCAGGATGCGGCGGATTAGACATACCAGTCATAGCTTTCTTCACTATGCGAACTCAATAGACGCCATGCTTCGGCGTTGGAATATGGAAAATGCTAATGGTAATCTTCGTATTCGACAAGAATCGCGTCCTCGCCGTCAAACTCGAATGTCAGTCGCCAGTTACCGTTCACCTGAACCGACCAGCACGCCTTCCGTTTTCCCTCCAATTCATGAAGTCCCCAGCCAGGCTGGCTCATATCGTCCGGTGACTTTGCCCTGTTCAGGGCGGTCAGTAGACGACCCAGTTTCGATGCGTGCGCGGCCTGAATGCCGGCTTTGGAGCCGGTCGAGAAGAAGCGCTCCAGACCTTTGTGTTTGAAAGACTTGATCATTCTTAATCGCCTGCAACCGCGCGCCCGACGCGTCGATCAGACCCCAATTTTAATATACATTATAAACTGTAAATTTACACTTTACAAATTAGCGCGCACGTCGCCACTCCGCTATCCGTGCGCGGCGCGCGACCGAGGCCGCCCGTGGATGGGAGGTGATGATAGGGTCGACCCACGACGTTGCAGACAGGTCCAGCGCCAGAAACGGCACGCTGGGCCGCCATTTTTTTTACGGATCGACGAGAGATTGAATCGTACGCCAGCGGGCGACGCCAAGGCGCAGCCTCCCGCTGCAACAAAGTTCACACGCAGTCGTTATCGTCACTGCGACCGGCAAGCCATACCGTCCGAATGAGTGGACGTGGTTCGGCCGAGGCACCGAACCCCAGACGGACTACTCCTCCGACGACCGATCGATCGGGTCATCCGCAACGCTCATGTATTGCTTGATGCTCGGCTGCCCCAGCGCGATCGTGTTAAGCATCCCGACGCCAAGCTGTCGCGCGAATTCATCGTCAAGCTTGAAATCGTCCTCATCAGCCAGCACCACCCCCATTCGCCCGGCCAGGAGGGGAGCCAGCAAGTTTGGCTCAATTGTGTAAGCGATTAACTGTTGCAGGTTCTCGTCGTAGCTCAGAACCACGGAATACGGCGGATGTTTGGCCATCAATAACCTCTGCATTCTTGATATCTTGTGAACGCTTTTGCCATGCACAGCGCTTGCAGACGCCTGCTCCTCGGGCCGGCGAGCGCAGTGCACACGTCCCGATCGTACTCGAATTGGTTGTAGCACTTACTCTCGTGATCTTCTCGACCGCCGCACTTTACTATTCCCCCGTCCCCGCTTCCGGTTCCGAAGAGGGAACTGTAAAGCGTCGAACTCTTCGCCGAACTGGTCAGATCCGGCACAAGCACAGGATACGGGACCTGCGACTGATCGCTCAGCATCAGTTCCGTTGTCTCGCCCCATGCTGGAAGTGTAGCGCTCAGTTCACTTCCGAAAAGTTTCCCCGTCAACGTGGCTTTCCAACGCATGTAGCACTCGACGCAGATGTCTGGTACGAATGCCGGAGTATCCGACTGCAGCCCTGTGAGACTGGCGGACGGTGCAACCGGGTCATTGCCCAGTTCCCAGTTGGTGAGCCACACTCCTAGCTCAGCGTCGCTGATCGGCTGCCACCACGCGCCGCTACTTGAGACCTTCGCTGAATGTGACAAAACCGTGCCATTTGCGGCGTACTGGTAATCGACTGCCAGTACACGGGCGAGTCCACCATTTACCGAACTTGCCGGTTCGCTATACTGAAAAGACTTTACGCGACCACGCTCGTCGTAAGCGATGCCTGCCTGGCCACTGTTACCCGCAATCTGTGTCGCACGGTTCGCGGCATCACGACCGAGTGTTCGCATTGCCCAACCTGATACGGCATCCTGCGTCGTCGCGATATTGCCATGTGCGTCATACGTGTAGGTCCAGTCTTCAGTCTTCGCGCCATTCCGGATGACGGTGGCAGACAGGAGACGGCCGGCCTGATCGTAGCGCGCCCCGACTGTCATCTGATAGCCCGTCCCAACCGCCTGCATTCCCTGTTCGCCCGTCAGGTCGGTTGTCTGCTGCTCTGCGTAGCCAGTGACGTTGCCTCCTGTGTCGTAGACGAACGCCCTGATCTTGCCCGGTGTGGAGACCAGATGCGGGCGCAATGAGCTGCTGTCACTGTACTCAATCGTCGTTACTGTCTTGCTGCCGGCGACTATTGCAATTGCTTTCGTTGGTCGGTTGGCGCCGTCCCACGTGTACTGTGTATTCCCATCCGGGCTAACTCTTTGCTTCAAGTTCCCTGACGTATCCCACGTACGTGACACCGTGCCACCAGGTGTGACAATTGAGCCAGGACGCGACGTGTCTCCGACAGTAAAGGAATAGCTGCTGTTGCCCGACATGTCGCTGACCGTGGTCGCGCTCGAGCCATAACTTAGTGAAACATTGCGTGTCGTGTCAGGATGAGTGACTGAGATTGCACGTCCGCTGGAGTCGTAGGTCCATGTTGCGATCCTCGAGCCGGATTCGTCCTTGACGCCGGTCAATGCATTCGGAAAGCGGACGTCCTCGTACAGATATTGACGAATGTGGTCGTATGGTGCCGTAACCGAAACAAGATTGCCCTTTCCGTCGTACGCATAGGTTGTGGGCATTCCCAAAGGATCGACCAGCATAACGATACGGTCGTTACTGTCATACTCCACGCGGATAGAGGTCGCAGTCTGCGACGTCACGTTATCGACTGGCCACTGGGCTATCGATGACAGGCGCTGCTTGCCGTCGTAGATAGCCTTGCGGATCACTCCCGTTCGGGTCGTCTCAGAGTAAAGCCGACCGGTGCTATCCGAGTAAGCCTCAGTCGTACCAAGCCGTTCGTCTTTCAGGTAGAAGTATCCGTCGCCAGCTTTCGTCAACGAAAGACCCGAAGTTCCCGGCACAGCCCACGCTCCACTGACCCACTTGAATATTAGAGGCTGCCCGTTACCCCGATAAGCGGCGATTTTAGGCACGCTCGCATTGATCGAGGTCAGGTCAAGCCGTCGCTGCCAGTTGCTGACCCAATAGCCCCCCATCGCTGTCTGGGCTTTATCGAACGGCTTCGAAAGATAGCTACGGCTGAACACAAGTGGCGAAGTGTCGCCGCTTGCAAAGTCAGCTTCAGAGAGCGTGACAATCCCGTTTGCCGGAAACACCGGGTCTGCCACGGGGCAGGTATCGTCCGGCGTACCGCCACCCGCACCGCCGCAATAGTCCGACACATAAGACGTATTCCCGCAATTGTAGTAATACATTGCATTATTGGAATCCTCCGGTCCGTTCGTCCCCGGCATGGTGCCTGCGACCTGTACCGCGCACATTGGTGTACCGGGTACTCCTAATGACTTTCTGTACAGACTAAAGCATTCATCCTCTGTTGCCGCATTAGTGTGGGCAACAGTCATTAGCAGCCCAGTGGCAACAATGAGGCGAATAACCCCGCCCGATAAACTATTAGTGAATTTCCGCGCTTTCATTTTTCTCCTTCGAATTTTCGCTTTTAAGAACGGTGCGACAACTTTCAGTGAGATTGCAACAGCCGCATATCCGACAACTCCTAAAGTTGTTGCTCTCTTGCGCCGACACAAACACGTTCGGCTAACTTACCCAATCGCGCAGGAAAATTCGTACACGTCTGTCAGGGCGGGACGAAATGTGAATGCGGCAAATGAAAAGGCCGGACCAAAACAGAACGTAGAACGCGCGGGGAAATCACACGACCGAACTCAAGAAAAAGCGGGGCGCCTTGATGGACGCCTCGAAATAAAAGTGAAGGCACTGTAGACGTTTACAATTCCGATAGTAATCCGACGTACTATCCCGATAAACTCATGCACTTCGCATCTGCAAGTCACTTGCTGTGCTACCCCCTGCTTCCGCCCCCCGTCTCGTACCACCGTACTCCCGGCATGTCGTCCTCCGTCTGCGCGAGCGCGCGCCGCGCTTCATCGCGCGCATTGCCCTTGCCAAGTTCGGCCCAGCGCTGCAGGCAGCGGTGAATCTCCAGCACCTGCAATGCGGTGGCACGGTCCTCGCGCACAGCCGTGATGGCGGCACTGCGCGACGAGTCGTACGGCGCGGTAGCCGTAATGCGTGCGAGCACGTCCGCCTGCTCGCGTAGCGTCATCGTGTACATGGTGTTCTCCTTCAGACTCTGATCGGTATCATCCTTGCGCCTGCCGTGGCTATGCACAGCACTTCGAAATGACCTGGCTCTGCGCATCACCCGTTCCTCCCTTCCTTTATCTCGTCCATCCGTTCCGCGATGCGCAGTGTGTCGAAGAAGTACCGCCATCGAGTCGAGTCCTGGTCTCCCATCACATGCGAAACACACAGCACACCCTTGAGCATCGCAAACTCATCGGCATTGCCCCTGAAGTAGTCGACCAGCTTTTCCGTGCGCGCCTTGCGGCCTTCCAGACGATCGCTCATACCGTCTCCACGTCGCGCTGGTTCCAGTAGAGGCACTCGGCTGCTTCACGCACCAGCCCCTGCGCCAGCCCCCCGGCCATTTCCCGCGCCGTCTCCCGCAGGCAATCGTCCGCGTCCGACTCCATGCCCCACAGCGAATCGCTTACGCCATCGACCGCATCGCCATCCGCGTCCAGCAGTTCGACCACCAGGCCAACCCAATGCCACTGGTCGTCGCACCAGCGGCGCAGCTGCTCGAAGTCCCGGCGTACCGCCTCCACCGTGATCTCAGCACGGGTCAATGGCTTCCACGGACCCGGCAGCTCCTGCAGGATGTAGCGCCCACCCGCTCCGGGCTGCGCAACCCTGGTGCGGCGCAGGCGCTCCAGCAGTGACGCCTTGTCATCGTCACCCAGCCCCCAGCCATCACGCCGCGCAAGCTTCATGGTTTCCTGCACGTTGTAATAGCGCCGCGAACGGCGCTCGCTTGCCAGCACGATTTCGCCGGGACGCTTGTCCCGCGTGGTCCAGTCACTGACGACGCCGTGACCGTCGTGTTCTTTCCACGGCTCTCCCATGCCACAGTCCGCCTCGATGCGTGCACGGAACGTGAAACCCATCGCCTCAACTTCGAACGTCTGTCCCGAGTACATGTCCATTACCTCACCCAATACGTCACACCGTCGAATTCGACCGACAGCCAGTCAACGCGCGCGTCATCGGCGGCGCGCTCCCAGTTGACATGCGACATGGGCCAGCCCGTGCCGCAGCGTTCCTCGGCCTGTGCCCTGACGTATTCCGCAAATGCGGTGTCCCGCACCAGGATTTCACCCGACCATGCACGCGCCAGTACATTGCACACATCGCACTCAAGTTTCTTGAGCGTCGTGAACTCGGGCATCAGCGAATCACGTTCATCGTCACAGTCGGCGGCGTCAAGCGCCTTGAGCACTGCGTCCAGCTCCACCAGCCGTTTCTTCACGTCTTCACCCGTGATGAAGCTATCGAATTTTTCGATTCTCATTTTTCGTATTCCTTATTATTTAAATGAAAAAAACACGCCCTGTGGCATTCAAGTCACTTGCTTTCAGCCGCAGTGCGCAGCACACGCACGGCCTCTTCCACCGTCAGCCCGCCAATGGCGAGCTTCACCCTGCCCTCACGACCGACCGTGCCGAACGCCAGCATCCGGCCGTCCGGCCCGATTTGCGCCGCGAAACGCCGGTCATCGCTTGCCACCGGCTTCACGCCGCACGCCTGAACCATCTGGTCAACGGCACTGCGTGAGCGCGCCGACTTCTGCGCCAGTGCGACGCGTGTCATCACCAGTGCGGGCAGATAGAGCGGCAGCAGCAGGTGACGGATCTGTTCCACCATGTCGCGGGTGGAGGACGCCAGCGGCGGAAGCAGGATCAGGAATTCACGCGCGCCCGACACGTCTCCAACCTCGTCGTACGGCATCGGCCAGATGTCACGCCGGTGCAGACTGTGGAAAGGAAAGATGCCGCGGATCGCAACCAGATGGCCGCTTTCATGCTCGACCAGACCCAGCTCAAGATGCGCGTCTGCGTCCTCCTTCGGCAGCGCGAGCAGGAACAGCGCTGTCTCGGGCGGCACAGCCGAACCCCGCTCGACCGAGCCCTGAAGTTCGGTAGCGATCTCATGCACCTTCGTTTCAAACTCTGTGTTCATGTGTGTCTCCTGAAAAATCACACCCTGTGATTTCCTGCTCCACGCGCACGAAGTACGACGCGTAGTACCCGGTTTCACTGCAGTTACAGTTGTACGATTCGAAGTCGCGCACCACGTCATCAAACGTGCGGTTTGCGAAGCCCGAACGGTTCGCAAGCATCGACGGCCTCCACCCGCCGAACGGATACAGCCTGTGCGGACAGAACACCACGTCCAGTCCCGCGTCCCACGCCTTGCGGGCGCGGGCCTTGTTGACACGGCGATAACGGATATCGCCGTCGATTGCGATGTAGCGGTTCATGCGGCGTCCTTCTGCGCGTTCGTGATAGGGGTTTCTCTGTTGCAGGCCTCAAGCGCCTGGATTGCCGACTTCAGTTTCTCGCACCCATACTCCGCACTATTGGCAAGCGAGGTCTGCAGCGTCTCCAGCTCCGCCACCAGTTCCAGCAGTTCCCTGCGGGTGTCGCCCCGCATGCGCTTCGCCAGCTTCTGCATGCGCTCGATCAGTGCGGCGGCACAGTCCTCATCGGGGAAGCCCGCCTTCGCCTCGTCCACGTCACAGGCCACGCCGCCGAGATCGGGCGCAGCCGCCTCGCGGTCGAGCAGCGCCTCGATGCGGTCGATGCTCATGGTGCCGTTCAGGCGGTAGAACTCTGCGTTCGACAGTCCTGATGCTTCGATATACCTGTTTAACGAGTCCATAAATCACACCCTATGATTGTCACAACCCACTGCGAGCAGCAGCGTATGCACACCGGTTCCCTGTTCACTGAACGTGCCAGACGGCAACGCCCGCCACGTGCCTCCGCGTTCCTGCACGAGCGACACGAGCTGCTCCGCCTGACGTGGACCCGCTGCACAGATCGCCGCCATGCGGCCGTCCGGTTTGAGCATCGACAGCGCACGGCGGATATGCACGATGTCCGCGCCGCGTTCGAACGGTGGATTCATGAGGATGCAGTCGAAGCGATAGGCCGGTGCCCATTCGACGAAGTCCGCGTGTATCACATCGCCCTCGGGGTCGATGCGCCTGAGCGCTTTCACCAGATCAGCATTGATCTCTACCGACATGCGCCTGCACGCGGGCTGCGCACGCAGGATGGCGCGCAGAATCTGGCCGGTGCCCGCGCTCGGCTCCAGCACGCTCTCGTCTGACTGTGGCGACACAAGCTGCACCATATGGTTCGCAAGTGATGTGGGAGTCGGGAACAGCTGGTTCGCAGCGACCACCTGAATACCTGCCTTCAGCTGCTGTTTCATCGCAGCCATGCGCTGCGCCATTTCATTGCGGTCCATAAATCACACCCTATGATTTTTCTGTGGGGCGCACTGCGCCCCCTGGTTGTCGGAGTTACGCGGCCTGGTCCATCGCGGGCGCAGCAGGTGGGTCGATGCGTTTGGCATCCGTCAGATAAACTGCGACCAGCCCGCCAGTCCGGACAACCGATCGCACACGGTGCCGCCCGTACTCCGCCGCGCCGTCAACTGCACCCCTGACGTCCGGACGGTAGCCGCCTGGACGACGCGCACCCTGACCGAGTTCGCGCGAACCCTTGTAGTCCTTGCAAGTGCTGTCCCACTCAGCCTTCGTCATGTGGTGAAACCCGTCACCGGGGTAATTGCACATCGGCGGCAGCTTCACTGCGGCCTTCATGCGCGCAGCGTCCTCCGCACTCGGAGCGCGGTAGTCCTGCACCTCCTCGATGCCACGTACCCGCACATAGCGGCACGTGGTGGTTACGCTGACGGTCACGCCGTCCTTGCGGGTAACCCGTACGACGGGCAGCCATTCGCCGCGCACCTTTACCTGGCCACCTGGTTCGATCTCGAAGCGATCCGCCATCAGACCACCCTGCTCACCCAGCATCGCGCGCTCGTACAGCAGACGGTTGTCGTAATGGGCGATCCAGCGGCGGTTCCATGTGATGCCACGCTCGTAGGCAGGTACACAGAGATCGCGTGCCTGTTCGACAGTAACAACGCCGCCCTCAAGCGCCGACCAGATGCTCATGTCGCCTTCGTACTGGTTCGCTGGCGGATTGCGCGGGTAGTCGGCTAGCGGGAACGTCCGGTGCAGCGTCGAACGACCTGCCAGCGCAAGCGCATGCTTCATGTCCAGACCGTCCGTGCGCCACAGCTTCACGAACTTCTCACCACCCTGCAGGCTGCGTTCGAACCTGCGACGGTCACTCTCGATACGCTTGATGCGGCGGTGACGGACGTCCGGCCGCTCCTTGTACTTCGCATTGCGCAGCGCACCCTGGGCGCGCTGCTCCCAGTATTCGGACGTCTCCCACATCTTCACGGCATGGCGCATGCCGTTCTCGATGCGCTCGGCATCCTTGCGGGCACGCCGCTCGCTGTGATGGCCCACGAGAATTGGCTGGCCGAACGGAATGTGTTCCGTGATGGCAGAGACGGCACGATGGGCGCGATCCGCATCCAGGGCGCGGCGCTCGCTATATCCCTCGAAGCGGTCGGCGCGCTGTTCCGCACGGTCCACCAGACCCGTGTCCTCGTCGCCGATCTCCCCGCACAGTTCAAGCAGCAGGTCCTCACGCAGAGGTGTCCACATGGGGGCGACGAACAGATCCTGCTTCGGTGCCCAGGAAAAGCCCGCTGCCTTCACGCGCCGGTACGTTTCCTCGTCCAGCCTGAACGTGGAGTACAGACGCAGCTTGTTGTCCTCGGGTGAATAGGTTGCTGTCAGGGTCATTTCTTCTTCCTTGTCTGAATGGATGGAGTGGTATGAAAAATCACACCCTGTGATTTTCTGGAGCGGCATCTGCGCCGGCATCGCTTTCCCGCGAGGCGCGCCGCTTGGCGATGCCTGCCGCACCCAGCGCACGCTGGACCCAGTACCCCGCCTGGTTCAGCGTCATGCCCTTCGCCTGCATTTCCTCTACCGTCATGCAGCGGCGGCGCGCGGCTTCGCCGGGTGTGCCGAAAGGCCCGGTGCGGTGCGCATCGAATGAGGAAGTGGAATTGAAGAACTGGCCGCAGCCGGGACACTGGTTGCGGTCGCCAGTCAGCCGGCGGCGCGTGTTCTGCATACTGTTCATGGCTTTCTCCGGTTACCCCGTCGAAAACTGCGAACGAATGCACCCGCCATGCCGTGAAGGCATGTTCAGAAAATCATGGGGTGTGATTTATTTGGACTACTAAGTACAACGTCGAAAAGAAACCGCGCCGCCCGCTGACTCACGGGACCTTGCAGCGCGGAGTGGGCGCAGAACGTAGCGCCAGGAAGGCCTGCTCTCCATGCAGAACGGGGTGACTGCATGGAGTTTCCAGTATGGGTCATCTTTTCCGCGATTTCAAGACAACGCACACTTTCCTGCTGCGATTGTCCGTTTAAACAAAACAAATGTATTGTTAAACCCGACCCTTTAAACGAATCGCACTGCATGGACATGCCGCCAGCGAAAACCCCGCGTGTCGCCGGACAGTGACGCGTAAAAACCGCTGGCGGGTATAGGCCGGTATCAATACATGGGCGTGGCCAGCGGCCGGAAAATGCCCGCACTGTCCAAAAGTGCGGGCGCGTCATTTATTCAACGGCTTAACTGTCCAATCCGCAAGAGGCGCGGAGCCGGAAAATCACACCCTATGATTTTCCGTACTCCTTATCGTTTGCGGCATGCTCAAGCAGTTCAGGCGAGAACGTGAAGCCGCCCGCGTTGTCCGCATCGCCGCGCCGGTATTTCGCCATGTCGCCGCGCGATATGCCCAGCACGCGGCACGCATCCGCAAACGAGGCGAATATCTGGCCGGTTTCGCTGCACCGCTGGCCGTGCGTGCGGCGCGTGCCAGGGCCGATTGGTTCCGGTTCGGACTGCAGCGGGAATGCCGCATTGAGCCAGCCGCACGCGTTACGGATGATAGGGCTCGTGTCGTGCGGCGTGGCATTGGCAAAGCCCCACTCCAGCCAGGCGAGCGCATGGCGCACCGCGTGCGCTTCGTGCGTGTTGCGGGTTATGCGCTGCAGGCGTGCGAGTGCGCGCCGTGCTGCGCCCAGCGTGTCGGCGCACGGCATCGATTCAAGCGTGACAAGCGCACGGCGCGCGCGGCTGGTTGCGCCTTTGTGCTGCGTGGGATTGGAAAGCATAGGCAAGACTCCAGAGGTTAAAGGCTATCGGCGAGTTAACGCGGATAGTGGTGGAAGAAAGAAACGAGGCGAATCAAACAGATAGCGTTTTGCGGCTGGAAAATGCAGGTGCGCAGATAAAAATGCAGGCGTGAAATTGCAGAATGCAGGTGCAAAACGGCTAAATGCTTTTGGCCCTGATAAGAGAAAGACTAGAACAATCAAAAGTTTAAATTGGGGACATCTGCATTTAAGCAAAATGCAGGCGTTTAAAACAGGAGGCTACACTACCAGTCACTCCAATCTGCACGCGCGCGCGTGGGCGTGCGAGCGGGCACACGTGCAACGTCTTAAATTTTGGAGCCTGCATTTTATGCATATTTAATATATTTATTATTTATTATATTATTATTATGCAGTTTGCCATTCTGCAACAACAAAACACGAACACCATCGGCACGCATTCGCACAAGTCACAGGCATTTTCGTTTGCATTTTAGAAAAACGCCTGCATTTTGAGTAAATGCAGTATGAGGCATAGCTGCATATCAGCGTATCTGCATGTTTTTTAAGCACTCTTGGACCAGGCACGCAGCAAAAAGCCCCGCATGTGCGGGGCGAACGGATCGTAAATGCAGTATCAGGCGGCACGAATCACGCGCGAATCATTCGCTGCTTCTGCACTACTGCGCGCCCATGCCTTGAACATTGCAGGGTTGGCGACGGCGTAGGACAGCGCCGTTGTAAATTCCGGATCGGTGTTGAGGAGCGTGTGAAGTGCGCTCAACAATTCCGACCCTTCGCCTGGCGCTTTCTTGTCGCGCGGCGCGCGGTCAACGTCCGCGTTCGGCGCTTTCGGCGCGACCCAGCCCTCCTTCTCCGCGCGATCTTTCGCCCGCTTCACTGCATTGGCCGCGACCTTGTAAAGCTCGTGCTCACTCTGTTTTTTCAGGCCGAACCATTTCTCTGCTTCCTGCTTACCCGCACGCCCATGGATATAGCCATAGATTGCGTGGCGTGTCGCCTGCTTCAACTCTTCCCACGTGCGGATCGGCTTGAACAGGTCTGCGCACACGGCCGTTTTGTTATCCGTGTTCGTATCGGCCTTTGCCGAATCCGCAAATGCCTTGCGGAATTTTTCAATGTCCAGGTGGAACGCTTCGCGCACGTCGGCGATCTTTGCGGGCGAGTCTTTACCCGATTCGTTCGCCTGGGGTTTTGCGGCCAACGTGACAACCTTGCCGACTTCCTGAATGACTCGCGTTTGTGCGTTTACGTCCTGCTCAACGGTGACACTCTTCACGGTGGCGTTCTTTGCCTTAGCGGTCGTTGCCTTTGCTGCGTTTTTCTTCGTGACCATTTGCTATTCCTTTGCAGTACTGACGTTTTGAAGGTTTGCCCCTTGCGGGTTCCGGGTCTGCTGCATCGCTGCAGCGTTCAATCGTTATCCCGACAGACAAGTGACTTGTCAACACTGCAAATGCACAAAATCACACCCTGTGATTTCTGGCTTCTGTGTGTTTTGTACGTATGCCGCCCCCAAATGGACCGCGGGGGGCGTGGGGGGGGCGCGTACACCATATAGGGTGGTACACGAGCGTTTTGCGGTTTTTAGCCCTATACCCCATACGGTTTTATAGTCCTCAATTGACTTTCGTATGGGGCATTGATATGTACCGTATTAGCGCTTTAATCAGGAGTGCGTGATGCCCGGTCTGAAAGTCATGCCCCTTCGCGAAGTGTCGCTGTCTGATATCGCGGGAATGCTCCGCAGGCTGGCCGATGCGATCGAGCACGGCGAGCATGAAGGCATCCGGGGTCTGGTGGTCGTGCTCGATGCCCCCGCAATGCCGGTGTTCGGTTTCGGCGACGCGCCGCCTGCCGTAGCGGCCGAACTGCTCGCGTGCGCACACCTGAAGATGATCCGCGCGCGGCTGGGCGCCTATGGGCTGGAGCTGTAGCAAGTGACTTGATGGAGTGCCGCCATGGCAGGCAGGTATCGCAACCCTTCGTATCGCCAGTACCTGCCGCAGGAGCTGCTTGACGAACTACGCGCGGTCTCGAAAGCGACGCGCCGCCCGATGCAGCAGATTGTCCGTGTCGCAGTGCGCCGGTTTCTCAGTGAGCTGCGCGCGCCGGGAGAACATCGTGGATGAACCTGCCCTGCCGGGACCGCGTGAGTTCGCCAAGGCGTCGTGGGGTTCGCTTGCGTTCGATCTCGTGCTGCGCGTCGCGCCGCTACCGGAGATTCTGGCGACCTACCGCCTGACCCAGCGGCAGTTCGCGGTGCTGCTCGACACGCCGGCATTCGTCGCGGCGCTGCGCGATGCCCAGGCGCAGATGCGTGCGCACGGTGCGCAGGCCGGTTTCGTGTTCCGCTCGCGCGCGCTCGCCGAAGACCTGCTGCCGGATATTTATAGCCTCGCGAAGGATGGCCGCACGGATGCGGTGCTGCGCCACCGCATCTTCGAATCGCTGGCGCGTTATGCACTGCTCGATCCGGCCAGCACGGAAAAAGGCGGCGACGGCGGCGGCGTGCAGGTCGTGTTCAACCTCGCGTCGGGTATCCGTGGCATGGAGCATGTAGTCGGGGCAGGCAAGATAAAGGTGCTGCCCGACGGATAACAAATGGAGAGGTTCCGGGTATTCGGTTGTCTAGTTGGAGGGCTGCGTCAGCTCCGCCAAGTTTGCTTTCTTAAGCTCCTCCAGTGATTTGAACACGGGCCCGTGGGGATATGGCGGAGCATATCGGACGCGCACTCCTGCTATACGGTCACTCCCGATTTCTTCAGGAATTGTCTGGACGCTGTAGTGATGCACTTCATCAAACAGCTCCCTCAGTGTTTCGTAGTCCGATGCAGCTAGGGATTCGAAACCTGTGTGACGCATGATTTCCTCGTTTGTCACATAAACAGTGGGATTGAAGCCGTCGGGCGACGGCGGTGTTCTAGGCGCGACGCCGACTTTTTTACCGGCGTCGATTTCTCGTCTCGTCATTAATTCGTTGCGAATGTTCCCGGCAAGCTGGTGCAATACGAATGCGCGCATGTCCATCCTATGACTCCGTTGAGTAGGGGACTTCATTATCCGGCTCGCTTTTCAAACGCCATCCTGATATTCACGTGATGCAGCACATGGAGACCAGCATGAATGACGCCCCCGGTATCAGCTACTCGCCTTCGCCAACGATACTCGCGCTGCATAATTCCAGCGCTTTCATCAAGGCAGTCGCGGGTCCGCCTGGCGGCGGCAAGTCGGTCGGTGCGTTCATGGACGGGCTGCTGCGGTGCATGCGCCAGCCTGCCGACCGTGAGGGGGTGCGGCGCTTCCGTCTCGCCTGTGCGCGCGCGACCTACCCGAAGCTGAAGACCACGACGCTGAAGACCGTGCAGGACTGGATGCCGCACGAGTTCGGCGACGTGAAACTGACCGCGCCGATGGAGGGGCTGTACACGTTCCCGCTGCCGGACGGCACGCGCGTGCGATTTGAAGTGCTGTTCATCGCCTTGGAGGATGAGCAGGACATCGAGGACATGAAGTCACTTGAAGTGAGCATGTTCTGGCTGCATGAGGCGACGGAACTCTCCGAGGCGATCCTGCGCATCGCGGTGCAACGGGTCGGACGCTACCCGTCGATGAAGAATGGCGTGATCTGCGCGGAGCCGGGGGTGGTGCTGGACTTCAACCTGCCGGACCAGGCGCACTGGCTTTATAAGCGCTTTGTTGAAGGTGAGCCGTTGCCGGTGATCGAACTGCTGGACGGCAGGACATTCACACCGACGCTCGCGCTGTTCATGCAGCCGCCTGCGGTCATTTGCGACAACGAAGAAAGTGTGGAAGCTGACGGCGCGCCGCCCCGCTTCAGGCTCAACCCGGATGCGGAGAACCTGCACAACCTGCTGCCGGACTATTACGCGAACCAGCTCGCGACGCTGCGCTGGCCGGAAATCCGTTCGTTCCTGCTGATGCGCTGGACCCCGACCGCGCTCGGCAAGCTCGTGCATCCGGAGTTTTCCGCGCAGGCGCATGTGGGGAAGCTGCGCACGGCACCCGTGACCGGCGAGGAAACGCTGATTGGCATCGACACGTCGGGGCTGCACCCCGGCGCGGTGTTCGGCCAGCCGCAGGCGGGCCAGCTCGTCGTGATGGATGAAGGCTATGCGCCGGACATGGCGTTCGAACAGTTCATCCAGGAAGTGCTGCTGACGATCATCGCGAAGCGCTACCACGGCACGCCGCTGCTCGCGGTGTGCGACCCATCGAACCCGAGGGATGCGAGAACGGGCCTCACGCCCGTGCAACTGCTGCAGCGCTACCAGATCAGGGCGATCCCTGCGGCCACGAACCGGTTCGCGCTGCGCAAGGCGGCAGTCGCGCGGCTACTGAACCGCCGTCACGGCTGCGTGATCGACCCGGCCTGCACGATGCTGATAGATGGCCTGGGCAGGAGCTACGTGCACCGCAAGCTGCGTGCGACCACCACAACCGGGCTCGACTACGCGAACGAGCCGGTCAAGGGGCCGACCTCGCACGTGGTCGAGGCATTCCAGTACCTCGCCGTGCATCTCGCGCACATCAGCCCCGAGGAGGAAGTCGTGGACCGGTCGAGGGTGCAGGTCGCGAAGCGACGGGTGGTCTGAGAGGGCTACCGCTCAGGTCGTCGTGGTGTCCGACTGGCGGGCGTTCTCAACAATCGGTTTCCACTCCCCATTCCGAAGTTTCCGGTCGACCTGACGCACAACTTTGGCAATTACGTATGCTCTGCCTCCTTGCGCGTCATGGCACTCCTTCTGGCATGTTTCGCAGTAAAAATGTGTCCGCCATTCGCCATATTCCCGATTTTCCGAATACACAAGCGTGGTATCACATGAAGGGCAATATGCCCGCGGCTCGCTCATGGTTCCGCCAGGGTAGCTCCAGCGCCAGACAATGCCGAAGAAGCGATCGGACGTGTAGTCGGTCGTTCGTGGTTCATTGTCCCGCCACTGCTGCACAACGTGAATTCCAAAGGCCAGAATCCATAGCCCCAGCGCGCCATACCCTAGATAGAGCGACCAGACCGGGACCGTCGCGTGCCCGGCAAAATGCGCGTACATGTTGCCGACAAGCCTCATAAGCCAGGCCCACACGCCTGGCATCCATGCCCACACTGCTCCCAACGCTGCCCCGATGACTGTAGTAAGGACGCCTCCGATAACAGTTGTTCTGATGGAGTCGGTATTGGATGCGCTCATTCTTTACATGACCGTCGTTCGTTTTGGAGGTCACAATTATGCATGCGCAAAGCGACGAGCGGTCTGGCAGATTTAGAACTCGACGTCCCCACTGAGTGGGTCGTCCCCCATGGGTGGCGTGTCCATGGTCGCGTTGCGCCACCCTTCTTCCAGCAGGATCACGCGCAGGTTTTCGAGTGCAACGAGGTTACCGCCCACGTCGGCCTTCCAGCATTTGTCGATGACCTCGTACAGGCGCTTCATTTCCCCGATCCGGTCGCGCGTACGGATGATCTCCAGGATCAGGCAGCGCACCTCCGGGCCGTGCCGGTGCTCCACCCACAGGCGGCGCAGGTCATGGATCGTCGGAATGTCGAAGTCGGGTAGCGGCATGGCGAAATACCTGTATGGATATACAGTATAGTCGCAGCCGTACCTGTGTTGGCTGGTAAGGCAATTTCTGCCCTAGAATCGACGTCCATGTATCGGCATGTCGCCAATCAAAACTAGCGCGCGGCGCACGGGGGTTCTATGGAGTTTTATCAGGGTGACGTAATTGACGGGCGATTTCGGGTTGTTCGCAACCTGAGTGATTCGGGCGGAATGGGTAAGGTACTGGTTGTTACCGACAACCAGCAGCAACTGCAAGGCGAGCTTGCGCTCAAATATTGTCGCGGAGCCGATCAGGAAATCCTCATGCGGTTTCGTCGTGAGGTACGAATCATGGCCGGTTTCGCGGGTAATTCGCGCGTTGCCCAGGTCTACTATGCAAACGTCGAACACAATCCGCCGTTTTTTGTGATGCGGTACTACCCCCAGGGCGACCTCTTGGGATTGATCGGCTTGCTTGCAGTCAACCATCTTGCGGCAGAACAGGTTTTCAATCTGATGATCGAGTGCATTGGCGAACTCCATGCCAAGAATGTGCTCCATCGCGATATCAAGCCACAGAATTTTCTCCAGGAGAATGGCACCATTGTCGTTTCCGATCTGGGACTCGGTGCCGAAGTTGATTCGTTGACCCGGTTTACAGACAGCCTGGCTTATGCTGGTACTAGGGGATTTCTGCCGCCCGAATTTCACAACGGTGGCTTCAAACACGCCGATGTGACGAGTGACATCTACATGCTGGGAAAGACGTTCTACGTGCTGCTAACAGGGCGTGATCCAACCTACATTGCCGACGATGGAATACACACGGCGCTGTACTACGTGATCGAGCGGTGCAGCGAGCAGAACAAAACTCGGCGATATGCAAGCCTGGCCGAGCTCAGGCAGTCGTTGAACCTGGCGTTCGACGTCGTACTGGGACGCGGTGGAGCAATCGGCAAGGCCAGTCAGCTTCTCGACGCCATTCAAAATACGCTCCAGGTTGAGAACAAGTTTTATCCTGAGCAGATTGTCGAGTTTTTGAACACGCTAACGGTCCTTGACGCCGCAGACAAAGGAAGAATCTGCTCCCAGCTTGGCGTCCCGTTTATGATGGCGATAAGTCAGGGCATGCTGATCGACCACATTCCGACGTTCCTTGGCGTCTACAAGCAGATGGTAGAAGACGGCCAGTACAGTTGGTCCTTCGCGGAGACCATCGCGGACAACATGAAACGGATATTCGACGCGCCAGGCGTACCCGATCGGACAAAGGCGCTCGCCTTGGAGATTGCAATCGACGGAGCGGAAAGGATGAACCGGTTCGCCGCAATGAATACCTGTATCGCAATGATTACGTCGGTCAACGACGAATCGTTGGGAGCTTTGGTTGCAGGTGTGATGCAAAGGAACCAGCATCACTTCATCGGCAACATCGAGCCGTCGCAGTGTCGGAGTGATGCGATAAGACGCTTCTTGTGGGCAGTGAAGCAGGCTAACTCAAACTAAGTCTCTGCGGCAGGCAGCTCAGCGTTAGCTACCCGCCGCGTCATTCGCGATCCCGCCGCAACGGAACTTGCAGGCCCTGTTGGTCCGGCTGCGGCGCGAGCACCACGCCGCTGTGCCCGCCTGTGTCACTGACTGTGTTATTGCTGCCTTCGATTGTCACGAGCGTGCAGGCGGACAGTAATACTGTGGCAATGGCAAAAGCCATTAAAGTGACTTGATGCAGAGTCGTCATGACGTGCTCCGGTTCGCACAACCGGATGTATCACTGCGCAACCGTTGGGTCAACTGTGCGGTCAGCCAGCAGCACGATCACGTTGGACCGCCCTAGCCTGCTTCGGGTTGGATTCGGTATATCACGAGTCGAATTCATCTTCTGCGAGTTTTGGCAGGATGTAAACATCCTTCAATAGATGTTCGACAACATCCATTGCGAGTCCGAGTTGTCTTTCACTATGCGGCTTCACCTCATGTGCTGCAGCGTTTCCCAACGACCTTATCTTATGCAGAATCGTCGCACTAGCCGGGGTTAGAACGTGTTGCGCCGCCAAGTTATCAATTTTGGCAAGCAAATTACCCCCAGCCGCATTACGCTCCTTGCAGATCGTTTCTACTAACGCACGAAGACCGATGCCAGCAAGCACAGGCGAATTGTTAACAAGTGCCTGCAGTGTTTCTTTGTACACACGTCGCGTGTCAGGTGGGAGAAATCTCTCCCCGTCACCAAGGTCTTTTCGTCCTTCCAGACGCGAAGGATAGAGTTTTTCTTCCGTTGCGTATTCGTACTCTTCATGGCCGATTTGGACATAGTCTTCAGAGTTGCTGCTCGCGTTTCGGAAAGATGTGAAGCTGCAACCCTTGCAGCGAATTATCTGGTAGTGGTTATTCCAATGATAGTTGTATTCGTCGTCGCTTCCCGATTCGTCGAGTGAGACGACGACCTCATGCGCAGTCTTTCCGGTGCACTTTGAACAAGGCACCAGAACTTCTTCACCTTTTGAGCCGTTCAATTTTGTTGCAAGCTGCTCCGCCATACACCTTCCCCTAGTAACTGTTAAATTATTCGTAAAGTAAACTGCGAATCAAAAGTGAAATTGCCAGCATCGCGTATTCTCATCGACTTCTGCGTGCTTGTCGACTGTTCCCGGTAGTGCTTTACCTACCGCTGCCCAGCGTGCTAGAAGCCGTGCATGGACATGACCTCGCAGTTTTCGATCGAGACGCCCGCCCCGAAAAGCTCCCTGCTCGATCCGGTGGCGGACCTCGTTCGCGACCGCTACCGGCGTGCGCGGCACTGGCGCGCGGTGGATCGCATTGGCAGGTACACCGTCGAACAGGCGCTGCAGAATTCCTACCGCCAGTACCACAGCATTCTCGATCCGCGCGACGCCGAGCTGGTTGATGCGTCGGGCATCGACCTCGATATCTCGATCACGAAGCACAAGACTGACGTGCTGGTCGCGTGGATGCGTGACCTGCTTTTAAACAGCGCAGATGCACCGTTTGTCATCAGTCCGACGCCGCAGCCCGAGCTGTCCCCGATGGGCAAGGCGCAGGTTGTCCAGCAGGTCAAGAAACAGATGCTGACGCAGGGCGCAATGTCCGTGCCCCCCGGTCCCGATGGCATCCTTGAAATGGTCCGCACGATGAAGGCGCAGCAGCTCGCCGCCGAGCAGGACGTCGCGCAGGCGGCAGCAAAGGGCATGCAGCAGAAGATTGAGGACCAGCTCATCGAGGCGTCGTTCCGCGACGAACTGCTGCAGTTCCTCACCAACTTCGCGCTCTACCCGTATGCGGTCATGACCGGGCCGACGCCTGAAATGCGGCCCGTCTTTGCGTGGCGCGGTGCGCGCCCGAAGCAGTCCTATGAGCCGATGCTGGCGGTACGCAACGTCAGCCCGTTCGACTACTTCTACTCGCCCGACTCCCCTGGCGCAGGCAGAGGCACGTTCGATATCGTGCGTGACCGGATGACGAAGTACCGTCTCATGATGAGCGCGACCCTCCCCGGCTACATCACGAAGAACGTGGTGGCGGCACTGGAGCACTTCGCACTGCCCGAAACGAACCGCGACTGGCTGAACCCGAACCCCGACAAGCCGATGATCGGTTCAATCCTGTGGGGGCTGGACGAGTCCATTGATGTGATCCGCCATTTCGGCCTGCTCTCCGGCCGCGAGCTGCGTCAGTACGGAATTTCCGTTGACGACACCGAGTATCACGAGACGGAAGCCGTCGTGCTTGGAGGCTGGACGATCAAGCTCATGATTAACCCGAATCCAAATGTCTCGGAGCGCCCGATCTATGCGACGGCCTACCAGCGTACGCCGGGCAAGCTCGCGGGGTACGGCATCGGCCAACTCGTGCGCGACATTGAGCGAGCGTTCATGGCCGCGCTGCGCGGCACGCTGGAGAACGTCAGCTATTCGGTGGCGCCCCTGGGCGAGGTCGATTACCGGCGCATCCAGCGTTACATGGCCGAAGACCAGATCGGCAACGTGATGGCGGGCACGATGGTGCCGGTCGATCCCGATCCGGCGTCGGGTGGCAGGCCCGCACACTACTTTCATACCGTCCCGAGCATCACGTCCCAGACGATGCAGCTCATGCAGTTCTTCATTGACATGGCAGACAGGTGGACGGGACTTCCGGCCGCGCTTTCGGGCCAGCCGGTCGGCACGGGTGTGAACCGGACATTCCGCGGCATCATGGCCCTGTATGGCAATGCGCTGAAGGGCGTGCAGAGCGCACTGACCAATCTCGACATTGACCTGTTCGAACGTCTTGGTAATGCGTACTTCGACTGGAACATGAAGTACACCGACGATCCCACGATCAAGGGCGATGCGAAGGTCAAGGCGCGCGGAACAAGTGGCCTGCTGGAAAAAGAAGTGGCGAAGCAGAACGCGCAGGACACGCTGCAGTTCATCGCCCAGCTCGCGCAGGGCGGTCAGGTTACCCCGGCAGTGCTGCGGTGGGCCATCGATCAGGCGCTGACGGCATCGGGCGTGCCGCTCGACCAGTTCCCCGCAGAGAGTACGCCCGCTGCACAGCAACAGGCGCTGCAGCAGGCCGTGCAGGGCCAGCCCGGTGCGCCGGGTGCGCCGTCACCACCAGGAGGTGCAAGTGTCCCGGATTCGAACGTGGTTGCGTCGTCGGCTCCTGGTCAGCCCGTGTGATCTTGATTCGGTGATTGGCGACTGGATGGAGAAGGTATTCCCCACCGAGTGCTGGTGCTGCGCTGCATTGCGCGGCATGCTGTACGGATTTATGCTTGCTGTGGTTCTTCTGGCAGTTGGGACTGTTTTTTTCGGGCGTAATAGATTAGGCATGCCACGGTGGCCGCTGGTATAAACCTTACACAAAGACAAAAAAAGAAGGCGTTGCGATGGATTATTTTTTGGTGGTTTGGGATTGCTTTCGCGCGTTTGTCAAGACAGTCCCGGATGTGGTGTGGTCCGGAATAGTCGCCTCCCTGATAACGGTTCTGGGCGTGCTGGTCACGAATTGGGGGCTTTCAATGCGGCATCGCCAGCAGCTCCAGCACACCGAGGATGAGAACGCGCGGAAACGAATTCACGATGCGTCTGAGAGCGCTTTAGATCGCAAGATGAAATTGCGTCGTGATGTATATCTCCCTGCGGCTGAAGCGGTACTGACTGGTATGAGTTCAATTGCGATGACGGTCGACCCAAACATTCCCAAGGCCGAGATCAGTCGGAGATACATTGATGCCATCGCGACAATAGGAAAGGTTAACGCCATCGCCGGTATCCAAACCGTCGCTGCTGTCGGCAAACTGCTCGTCTTCATGGGAAACATGAACATGGATATGTCCATGCAGCGAGGCATGATTGATCAAATCTGCAACCAGCTTGCTGCAAACAATGGGTCCATAGAGAAAGCCGTCCAGAACCATGGACGCTGGGTTGAAACTCAAACCTCGATGCTGTTCGAAGGGCCGCCAGACCCCACAAAATGGAATCTCGTACAGAACCAGATTAATTTCTGCGAAGACCAGATCAAGCAATGGACCGCTGCAAGAGATGACAGTCTCGTGCGTCTGCATCGTGCCCAACTTGCAGCTCTTAAGGTCCTTGCAGGTTTCCAACCTGAGTTTAACGACGTGTCTGTTGATGCTGGCATCGCGCTTCGTACCGAGCTTGACCTAAAGGACGAAGATCTGGACGAACTGAGAAAGACCCTCAGACAGAACGGAGACCTGGCCCAGACCAACATGCGAAATGCAATCGACCGGTTAGAGCAACTTCTGGATCAGATCACTGCCGAACAAGCACACTGATCGTCTCGAATCCTACCTTCATCGGCAATACTGAGCGGGCACATGCGCAGAATCGCGGACTGCGCGACCGTGCGTTGACAGCGTGCGCCTGGTGGGTTATAGCCCACTCAGCTTGAGCAGGGGAGGCCCTATGCTGGACGAGGACAAGGTGTTCGCTGGCGACACCGTATGGGACATATTCCTTGGTGCAGGCCAGGTCGAGGAAGTCACACCGGATGGTGGTTTCTCGGTGCGCTTCGGCTCGCGGCGCACGATGCGCTACACGCCTGACGGTTTCTTTTCCGGTGTGAAGCGTGTGTACTGGTTCAATCCGATCGTCGTCGTGCCGCGCAAGGGGCAGTACCGGCGTATCGAGTTCATCAAGTCACTTGCCGATGTGCTCGACCGCTACAGGGGTGTCTAGGAGAAACCGTCATGAACTGCGAGGTCTCCACCGGAACCCTGAGCTGTGCACCGGCCCAGGGAAGCATGGCGGGTGCCGGGTGCGACTCGCGCTACCGTACCGACGTGGTGTTCGATGCGCACTCCGCAAGCCGTTACAGCGGCGTCTTCGTGGTTGATCCGGGTGCGGTGCTTGTGGTGTCTGCCTTCGATCTGGCCGGCGGCACGATGAATGTTTTCAAGGTCGCGCTTGCGTCAGGAGACATGCCGCAGGGCTATGCGTGTCCCACGCTGTGCGATGAAGGGTCGTCTGTCATTCCACCCGGCGCGCTTTTTCCGACGATCACGCATCAGAAGGCCGTCATCACCAATGGTGTCCCCTGGGTCATGAGTGATTCCGACGACACGAAGCTTATCAGCGTGCCTGGCGCGTACCGCTTTGAGCTGTCCGGAGATGCACTGGTGGACGAAACCTATGTCGAAGCGCGACTCGTGCGCGGCGGCAGTGTGCCTGCTCTCCTGATCTTTGGCAGCGCCGGGGCAACCGGGGAATAGCACGATGATCCTGTTCGACAGCCGCAGCGCCAGCGTGACGAGTCCCACCTTCATGGTGCGTCCCGGCAACGGTGTTGTGCTCAGTGCCTTCGGCCTGGTACAGATGCTTAATGGCACGCCGCAGATGGCGGTGGTCGAGAAGGTACGGTACGAGGACGGCATCATGCCGCAAGGTGGCGCGTGTGAAGACCTGGAGCCGCCGCCCGCGATGGTGCTGCAGGCCGAGGACGTGACGCAGTGCGGCGTGTGGGGGCTGACCGCATGCCAGAACCTCGCGCTGCTGACCGTGCCGGGTTCGTACCGGCTGAACCTGAACGACGCATCGGCTATTGGCACCGTGTATATCGAGGCCGTTCAGATCGATGCGCAGGCGGTGGCGCTCGTGCCGGATGACCTGTTCCTGGGCGCGGTGAGCTGCGCCTGCGGTTCATGAAGGAGTCGAACATGGGGAACAACTGCTGCCCGATGCCCACCATTCCAGTCACGTTGCCGCCGTCCGGTCCGGCCGGGGGCGACCTGACCGGCACCTATCCCGATCCGTTGGTTGATCCGCTGAAAGTGGCGGACAGAATGAGCGGGAATTCGAACGCGCTGCTGGTTCTCGCGAATGCACTCTGCGCGAAGCTGGATGAGTGTATTGCTTCGGTGTTCAAACGATGTGATGGGTCGGCTCATGTTGCAGGCGATCTGATTCCGACGTGTCAGGAAATGCAGGACGCGATTGCCAGGGTGTCGTCTTCGCTAGTTGATTGCAACGGCAACCCGTTCATGCCGGGTGCCCATGTGCCGACCTGTGACCAGGTCGACAGCAGGATCACGCAGGCGGTCGGCTCAATTCCGGCCGACAAGTTCCTCCAGGACGTGCAGTACGATCCCACAACCCACAAAATTACCTTCAAGGTGGCGGACGGCGGCGGCACCTTCACTGTCAATCTCTCGGACCTGTTGCCGATTGTCGTCGGCCAGGGACTGAGCGGAAACGGGACCGTTGCCACACCTGCTGATATCAGGCTTGCGCCGTCCAGCGGACTGACTGTCAGTTCAACCGGTACAGCGGTAAAGCTGTCAGGCGACGCCGCCAATGCGCTGGCGCTCGGCAGTGACAAGGGTCTATATGTCCCGAATCTGTCGGGCGGCCAGACATCGCAGGTAACACAAAACAAGGACTATGGTCAGGCCGATTGGGTCGCGGCAGGTTCACCGGTGAACTGGGCACTCGATGATCTGCTGGTCCCGATTCCCGATGCGATGCTGTCGAAGACGGTTCTCCTTTGCGTCCATCAGGACTGTTATCCCGTATTGACATCCGATTTCCTCTATCTGAATACGCGCGTTCAAAACACAGCGGCGGCCAGTGTTCTCCCGATGTTCCAGATGGGTGGTGTTGCGGCTGGTGTGCTGAACAGCACCTGGAACCAGGGCATTCCGGTTCCGACCTGGGGAATGTATCTCATCAATGCAGAGAAGAAGGCAATGGCAAGCGGCACGAAGCTGCAAGTCGTCCGCACGATCTATGACGCGAGTTATACCGGCACGGGTGGCATGCTCGGGATAATCCGGGTGTACCAGACTGCCACACTGATTGCGCTTGGCTGACCTCAGGCAGTTGATTCCATTGAACAGGCATGCTACATACCAGCGCAATTGCAGGAGCAGATCATGGCGGATTTCACCAACCGTAATAGCGGCGGCGGCACAAAAGTGTCGGGGAGCGGCGCGGGCCGGGATTTCACGAATCGTTACAACAACGGCTCGTCTGACCGTTCGAACAGTTCGAAGGCGCCCGACCTTACTAACGCGAGCTATGGTGCGAAGGCGCCACGGTCGAAGGGCTTCACGACGGTAGTAAAAAACAAGTCACTTGCAGCTCCGTTTCACCGTTCTGACCCGGTGCAGTCCACGCCGCGTCCGTTCACGCTGCCGGGTGCGAAACGTGGCAGGCCGTAATTCCATCGGCCTGCGGCGTGAGCAGGTCGCGGCGCTGGGGGTGCTCATCAAGCAGCCGGAAATCTTCGTGGCGCTGGAGAGTATCTTTTGCGACATGCGTGCAACTGCGCTGCATGACTATGACGCGGCAAAGGAAGCACTGGTGTTTGCGGAGGGCGCACGCGGCGTGGCACAGATCGCGCACGGCAAGTTGCTGGTGCTGAACGACATTCTCGACCTGTTCGCGAGGCAGAAAGTCTGACGAAGGTGCAGGAGTGAAACATGGCAACACGCCACCCCGCCGCCGAAGCGGCGGAAGCATTCAACAGTGACGCTGGCCAGGGTCGGCGCGCAGCGGAGCCGTCCGCCGATGCACCGGCAGCGCCAGCGGCGACGAAAGCCGAACCGGCTGCTGCATCTGCCCCTCCCGCAGCGCCTGCGACAACGCCGAAGGCCGAGTCCCGCACGCCGCCCGACCCTGACATCGACGGCCTGCGGGCGCGGCTCGCGCAGTCCGAGGCTGACCGTGAGAGTTCGCGTCAGGCCGCGCTCGACGCCGCGCGCCTGATTGAGCAGTACGAGACGAACGGTGTCAATACCGCCGAACAGTTGAAGGCGGCACGCGCACGCATTGCGGAGGTCGAGCGGCAGAACGAGGATGCCGCAGCGCAGCTTCGCCAGGCCCAGCGTGAGCGCAGCTATGCGATTGACTACTCCGGGCTGGAAAGTGTCACGGTCGAGGCTGCACGGGAACTGGACGAAAAGCTCCTGCGTCCGCGCCTGATGCGCATAGAGGACGAATACCAGCGCTCGCTGCGTGACGCGCAGACGGCGTTCGACAACCGTGTGAAGGAACTGACTGCAGGTCAGTCACGACTCACGGACACACAGAAGGATACGGCGCTCGCGCTGACCAACCGCGAGATTCTGCGCAAACACGGTGACTTCAAGGCGCTGCTGGGCCAGCCGGAATTCAACGGCTTTCTCGACAAACGGATACCCGGTTCGCGCCATACCTACGGCGAGGAAATGAGGTCCGCCTATTACGACGGCGACGCGGACTACGTGGTCCACGTTGTGGACACATACAAGGAAGCGCGTGGCGAAAACCCCGATCTGACGAAAGTTGCAGACGCGGGCGTGACGAAGGTCGCAACCGAACCGGCTGCGCCGACGGGGCGCGTGCACACGATGAAGGAATACGAGGACATGAGCTTCAAATTCCGCAGCCGCCAGATCACGGGGGACACCTGGAAGAAGTATCGCGCGGACTTTGATCGCGCGGAGGCCGAAGGCCGGGTGCAATAAGATGGTACGTTGAAGGCAGGGTACGACCGGCTACGTGTCGGCAATGGGGTTCTACATAACTGATGTTTAGTTGTGCAGACGATTTCGCATTGCTGATGAGTTGATGGAGGTCGGCATGACTATCGCTACTGCTTCGGGGTTTGGCGGACTCGAAAACACGCCGCTCGCGCGCATCGGCTACTACAACAAGATCATCGCGCGGGGGTGGGAAAAGGATTTCCTGCCGCTCATCACGAACACCGAGATTGACGAGCGCATCACGCAGTGCAATCAGGTGGTCCAGTTTACCCGTCAGCCTCTGGCGGGTCCGTGGCGTCCGTATGAGAAGAACCAGGAGCTGGTGCCTGAACAGGTCACGCCCGAGGGCTTCTGCATGCGTATCTGCAATGCCGCGTACAAGGACCTCAAGTTCGACAAACTGGACATCGCGCGCATCTGTGACCGCTTCGCACCGTTTGAGGAATCGCTGCTCGATTCCGCGTATCAGGGCCTCGCTGAAGAATGGCGCTGTTATGTGCTGAACGGCATGGTGCTGGAGACGAGCGCGAAGAACAAGGGCAACCACGCAGGCAAGTCCTGCAACATCGACCTGGGCACGATCAATGCGCCGCGCGTGATTACCGGTGTGAGTTTCGGGCGTGAAGTCGCAAAGCTCAAGCGCACGCTGCAGGAAGCGCGACGGTGGGAAGACGGCAGGATGGTACTCATCATCCCGCCCGCAATCCAGGAACTGCTGGTCGAGTCACCCTATGCGAACGCGCTGCAGATGGGATCGTGCGTGGACTGCTCGCTGCTTGTGACCGGCCAGCTACCCGGCAAGATCGTCGGTTTCGACGTGTTCGTGACGAACGCGGTGCCTGCCGTGATCGACGCAACCACGCAGACAGAGGCGTACTACATCGTCGCGGCTCACCGCGACGCTTTCGCGTTTGCAGGCGACCTGATCGAAGGTGAGCTGGTGCGTCCGAGCCGCTACTTTGGCATCGAGTACCAGATGCTCGCGGTATGGGGTTCAAAAGCGATCCTGCCGGACGCGATGGCGATCGGCTACTGGACCGTCTGATACCACACAAGGGAGGCCAGCATGGCAACGACGCACAACCTCTACAAGGGTGGGAACCAGCTTCTCACTTTCCCGTACTGCGACAGCCAGCGCGAATTCTCGCTGCCGTATCCCGAGCGTGTCGCAGGTGAATACGGGCGTGGCGACTTTACGCTGGGAGACAACATCCAGCCGTTTTACCGTCCGTACCAGCAGGCCGTCATGCGGGACGTGAAGGCGGGCGACATCGTGAACCTGCTGTGCATTCCCGGTGAACATTCACTCAGCGAACTGCTCGTCAAGGTCGAGCCGGTCGCCCCGGCTATCGCGCCCGGATGCAGCAGCGTCGGGTGTATCGCCAACAGCATGGAGGATGTCACCATTGATATCGTGGGAAGCATCTATAACGTCGATGACGATGCGCTCGTGAAACCACCGGTTTCCAGGCTGACGATGCCCGGTGTGTTCGCCGGCATCGATGCGTCGGTCGAAAAGTCAATGCACGCTTTCATGCCGGAATACGTTGAGCCGCTGAAGGTGCTGCTGATTGGCGTGCTTTTCGTGACGGGTCCAACGAACGCAGGCGAAACTTTCGCCGACCTCGCAGGCCGGATCACCGTCGTGGCCAAAGCCCACGACTTCCAGTTCCCTTTGATGAACTGAGGACATGATGGATCAACGCACGGATCAACAACGGACCGCACAGGCGCGCACGAACACGCGCTGCCGTTGTGGAAGTTCGCTGGGGTCACAGCGGGCTTCACAACCCGGCCCGCAACGCAACAAGTGACTTGCAGAGCGCGCCATGCCGAAAGGACGATTCAAGCTGCCAGCCGACGAGCGCCCGCGCCCGCCCGAGGAAGCCGAAGACCTTAACGGGCCGCCGCCTGTGGTGCCGCCCTGCGCGTACCTGCGCGAGAAGGCAACGGGCGTGGTGCATGTGTACAGCGACTGGATGGCACGGCGCGGTGACCTGGTGGAAGCCTCCGATGGACCGGATGGCCTGCGCCCCGCTGGTACGTCGCTGGCTCCGCCACCGCCGCCACCGCCTCCACCGCCTCCCCGGCCTGCGCATGCACGGCAGGCGGTGGGTGCCCCCCCGCCACCGCCGCCACCGCCGCCACCCCGGCGTGAGAACGGAATTCCGCATAGTTCCGTGGAGTTGAGCCTCCATGCTCCTGAGTCAGGTACTCGATGATCTCGCCGTCGATCTTAACGACGCGGAAGAAGGCCACGCATTCCAGACCTGGACGCGCGGCCAGCTCCTCGCGTACCTGAACGAAGCGCTCTGCAACGCCTTCACGCTCAATCCGTCGCTATTCAGCGAGACCATCGTGATCCAGTTGCAGGCAGGCAGCGACCAGCAGCCGTGCGACTGCACCATCCTGCACTGCATCATCGGGCAGACCGATGCGCAGGGAACCCTGCTGGGCGGCTACCTGCCGCGCCGCTCGAATGCCGCCACCTATGCATGGTCAAAGCCGGGGTGCCCTGCCCCTGCCGGTGGGCCGTTCCGTCTTACGGGCTACAACTTCGATCCGCTGGAGAACGGTGGCTTCAGCGTGACGCCACCTGTGCCACCCGGTGTGAAGGTGTACGTGAAGGCGCGCTGCTCCACCCTGCCTGAAGCATTCACAAGCGCCGACCTTGACACGGAATGCTGTAGTGGTCGCGGTGGCAGCGACACTGACTGCCGGATGGTCACGGCGGCCAGGCAGTGGGTGCTGTTCCGCGCGCACATGGTGGACGAACAGAGCCTGTCTTCCGTGAACACGGCGATGATCCACCTGAAGCTGTACTTCCAGTTGCTTAACGTGCAGTTCAGTCGCCAGCTTGCGCAGCAGATCGGCGCGCTGTCCTCACCCTCCGCGGCTGCGGCGCTCTCAACCGCCCGGGTAACGATATGAGCGTGATCTACGCCCCCTTCGAGACGGTGCCGTTTTCCGCGTTTACGCCGGAAGTGATCCTCGCGACTGGCGACTGTCCTGCCGAGATTGCGGAAAACTACCTGCGCCATGCGGCGATCGACTTCGCGGAGCGTTCACAGGTGCTCACACGGAAGTTTCATGTCAGCTTCCAGGCCTGCGTGCCGGACTACCTGATTGATCCGCCCGCGTGCGAGCGCATCGTGTCGATCCAGCGCGTGTGTCTTGACTGCGACTGCGCGGACAGTGTGATGGTCGCCCACGAGCCATGCCGCCTGCCGTCCGCCTGTGGCAACAGTGCGGTGTGGTACGAACCACCGGACATCATCAATGTGACGCCCGCACCGCGAAGCGATGACGACGGCGGACTCTGGCTGAAGTTCTCCGTCGCGCCACTGCGTGACGCATGTGAAGTCGACCGGATTTTCTATGAGCGCTACCACGAAGCCATCGTGCACGGCGCGCTCGCGCGACTGTTCGGCGTGAAGAAGACGGAGTGGCACGACCCGCAGCTTGCCGCGATGCATGATGTCAGGTACGACGACGGCGTGGCCGCTGCGGGCATGAACCGGCTTACCGGAGACACCCGTGGTCCGTTCAGGATGAGGCACCGGAGAGTCGTATGAGCTGCAGATCGACACGCACGCCGGTCACCTGTCCGCCAGCGGAGCAGGCCGCGAAGCCCACACCCTGCGCGCCGTTCTCCGTGTGCGTTGGCAACTACACACTTTGTTATGACGGCACGTGCTGCCAGCTCGCGGCGCGCAAGTGGCGCATTCCCGATGGGGTGTACAGCGCGATCCAGCTCCAGGACGGCTGCATTGTGGGCGTCGGTCAGGTGCCGGTGCCGTCCTACACCCCGCCGCCCTGCTGCGACCAGGAGTCGGGCGGCGATCCACCAACCGGTGTTCCGGTGTCGCCAGATGCCTGTAATCTCACTGCGATGGGACCGGCGGGCCTGCAGACCTTCCTCACCGTCGCACCTGGGAGCGGCGTAACCGTATCGGGCTGCGGCACGACCGGTGACCCGCTGCGGATATCTGCGTCCGCCTCGGGCGGCGGCAGTATCACGGCGCAGGCTGGCGACAGTCCCATACGTGTGCAGGGCGACGGCTCGGCAACCGCCCCGCTCATTATTGGCATGAACAGGTCGGTGGACCCTGGCAACTACGGCGGCCTGATGGTCAACAGATATGGCCTCGTCACCGGTTATCAGCCCGAAAGTGGCGGCGCGACCGTTCACGCACTGGTTGGCATGGCTGGCATTGCCGCCGAAGAACAGCCGATAGGCAGTGGCGTCTATGCGGTGGCCCTTGCCGCAACCGGCGTCAATGCAGCAAAGTACCGGCTGGGCCGCTATGACGTGGCGGTGAATGCGCAGGGGCAGATTACCAGCGTGACTGAAGCGTTCCCGGCGCTTACCGCAGGCACCTTCTACACGCCCGCCGACCCCTCGATTGCGGGTGACCGTCCGAAGCGTGTCAGCTACAACGCGGACGGGGTCATCACGGGTGTGCAGGCGGTATAGGGAGTGCACGGTGCCTTCGATCCGCATCAATGACTTCTACGGCATCGTGCCGCGTCTGCATCCTGCCGACCTGAAGCCCGGCTACGCATCCATTGCGCACGATGTGCGTCTCTCGCACGGAACACTGATGGCCTGGCGCGAGCCGCAGCCGGTGGCCGACGTGCCGGCCGGTTCCCTCACCGTGCACGAGCTGGATTGCAAGTGGCTTGCATGGGACCGGTGCGTCGAGGTCGCGCAATGGTTACCTCACTGCATGAAACTCTTTGTGACGGGCAATGCACCATGGCCT